GACATGCGCGTCGTCAAGGCCATGGGCTGGCTACGGGATTCGATGCCGGCGGAATTGCAGGCTCTTGGCATCTACCGGCGCAACGCGACTCAGCCGGATTCCTACGATGCGTTCTCCGGGTCGCTGCAAGACGCCATCGACACCTATCGCGAATCCACAGGCAAGCCTCCGACACGTGAGGAGGTCGTGACAAAGATCGCACCGCAGCTGCTCAAGAAGCAAACCAGCTACTCACTCGGCGGCTGGTGGTCATCGCAGCAACCAGCGTTTCAGGCGAATGCACCTACGGAGTTCGACGCGAAAGTGCGTGCGGACCTTGCTGCCCGCGGTGCACCGGAGCCTACTGCGGCGCAGATCAACCGCGCGTGGGTGCGTACGCAGATGATGAAGATGTATCCGCCGAAGACGAAGGACGAATCACGTGCAAAGTGAAGCCGGTGATATTGATGCGTTCTTCTCCGAAGAGCCGCAGCGGGCTACGGCAGCGGCGTTCGATGCCTTCGACAGCAACCCGGAGGACGCTGTCCGCGCTACGCAACTCGGCCGCGCGATGGGCCAGCCGCCTGTTGTCGTGGCGTCGAATCTCGAAGCCTATGACCGTGAGCATCGCGCAGCGCTGACGGCGGACCTGCTGCGCAACAGCAAGTATCTACAAAGCTTCCTCAATGACGATCCAATGGCAGCGAAGCTAGCGAACGGCTCGCTGCCACAACTAGACGAAGCCTCGACGAAGATCGAAGCGCTGCCGAAGCCGATGTTGCAGCGGGTAGCCGAAGGTGCACGGGATGTACTGGCGGCGCCACGCCGAGTTGGCAACCTTGCAATGGACGTTGCAGCGGAACGCGGCGCCGAAGCCTTCAACGGCGTGCGCGCTGGTAAGGACATCGCCGACAGCTACCTCCGCTACGGCGGCATTGACCCAATGTCCCCATCTGGCGTTGCCGTTTCATCCTTCGGACAGACTGCCGATACGCTGTTCGGCACATTGTTCGGCACGTTCAGCGCCGCTGGCGGTCTCGCCGGTGGCGTCGGCGCGGGCATCGAAAAGGAGATGACCAGCGCGCTGCAAGGCGTTGGGCTGCTGACGAAGTCGGATGGCGCGCAGAAGGGCCTCGGCGTGAAGCTCCAGCCGGATGGCAGCTACGTGCTGGAGGAGACGCAAGGTGCCGAAGTCACTGCTGAGGAAAAGGCGAAGAACCAAGCCAACGCTCTCGGCGAAGCCATTGACGCTACGTTTGGCGGAATGACCGGCTGGCATCCGACACACGGACCGGCTCCGGCCGCTGCGTTGGACCTTGCGTTCAAAGCCGCAGAGCAGCGGATGCGCGGCGAATTGGAGAAGATCAAGCCGTGGACGGAGCGTGGTGAAGAGCCTCCGGTTGGCGTCAGCAGCATGTACGATCGGCTGCGCGAGGAACAGGCGAAGTCTGACCTTGAAGCATTGGGCGAAGCTGAGAAGGCAGCGCATGCAACGCCGTTGCGCGAGCTTGACGCGGAGAGCTTCGAGAAGTTTGTGCGTGAGCACCAGACGGAGCGGATCAGCGTCAACGCCGAAGCCATTGCGAAGCTGTACGGTAACAAGCTGCCAGAGATTGACGATGGACTGTTCGGATGGCACGATGGCATTGCGGAGCAGATTGCCACGGCGAAGCTGTACGGCGGCGACGTCGAGCTCCCTATGGCTGGTTGGCTCGCTCGTGTCGATCCAGAAGTGCAGAAGGCGCTGCGTGACGATGTTCGGCTGCGCCCGAATGGGCTGACGCTGAACGAGGCTGAGGCGGTGCGCGAGCATCATGCGCAGCGTGAGATGCTTGACATCGACACGTATCAGGGCTCACCGCACGACTTCGAAAAGCACAGCAACGAAGCGATCGGTTCGGGCGAAGGCGCACAGGCGTTTGGGTACGGGCACTATGTTGCGCAGAGCCGTGGTGTGGCCGAGAGCTACAAAACTGCCGGTCATAGTTATGATACAGTAAATGGTAAAACATACAACGCTAAAGACCCAGAACATTTAGCCGCCAAAACAGTTTGGTCGTGGGGAGGTAATAAAGAAAAAGCAGTCCAAGACCTACTGCAACAAGCAGAGGCCTTACCAGATAGTCCACAAATAATGGAGGCTGTGGAAATAATTGAGACCGGAAAAGTTTCGGAATATAAGTTACCCCCTAAAGGGAATGTCTACAACGTCCGGATCAAGCGCGAGCCGGAGCATTTCCTTGATTGGGACCGTGATCTAGCAGATCAACCAGATATGCTAGCGAAAATCCCGGAAGATTTTAAGGCACAGCTAGAGGACTACCTTGACCAGAACAATCAAGTACCGGATGTAGCTGCCTACAAAGGTCAACATTTGTATAGGCTACTTGAACGTTGGGCTTCCGAAGATGCTCTTCCTGGCGACACTAGCCTCGGTGGATTTCCTAAGAAGGAAGCTTCGGAATATTTGGCGCGGCTGGGCATTGCCGGTATCAAATATCTTGATCAAGCTTCGCGCGACAAAGGCGAAGGCACACGCAACTTCGTTGTCTTCGACCCAAACGATCTTGAGATCACGCACAAGAACGATGTACCGCTAAATCCCAACTCCCTCCTCGATCAAACCTCCGTCGTACGCGAAGCCCTCTCCACCGAACCGATGTTCGACAAAGGCTCACGCAACACGTCGATTCGCCGCGTAAAAGCAGACAAGACCGGCCACTTCGGCGAGGAGCAAGGATTCCACGACTTCGAAATCCTTGATCGCAACGGACAGCCCACCGGCTACATTAACCTCTCCACCGACGGCAAAGACCTCTACGTCGAGATGGTGCAGGCGAAGCGTGCGAACTTCCTTGGTCCGAAGCCGATGATGGACGTGCTGCGGCAGCTAGCAGCGGAGTTCCCGGAGCAGGACTTCCTCACCGGCCATCGCGTGAGTGGTGCGCGTGAGCGTGCGAATACGTATAACGAGCCGCATGCGTTCCCGCGAATCGATCTTCGGAAGTTCCGAAAGCAAGAGGCGCTGAGCGCCGATGACATCCGTGCCGTAGAGAAGTTCGAGGCGAGCCTCAATGCTGGCGCTGAGTGGATGAAGCTCGACGACACCATCGACGTGCTGTTTAAGGAGCAGTACGAAGGGAAGAAGGCTGAGATCGTCGAAGCCTTCTACGATGAAGCAGCAAAGTTCCTTCCGAAGGACGTGCAAGTCAACCTTGTCGAAGGTATCCGCTCGTCGAATCCGAAATACGCTGGACAGCGCATCAGCGGGATGTACACTCGCTACGAGGGTGAGGCCGTTGCGCAGATCATCTCGGCATTCAACAACAACGATCCGATCGGTACGCTGCGGCACGAAGGCGTGCATCACCTCCGGCGCAGCGGATATTTCACCGACGCCGAATGGGGCGCGTTGGAGCGCGCTGCAAAGGACGAAGGCTGGCTGAAACGCTTCAACATCGACGAACGATACAAGTTCCTTGACGAAGCCGGGCGGCTGGAAGAGGCCGTGGCCGATGCGTACAAAGGCTGGAAGGCTGGCGAGGTTGTGCCCGAGCCGGTCAGGAATGTCTTCCAGAAGCTGAGCGATCTGTTCGACGCGATCCTCGAACGCGTGCGTCGGATTCTCGAAGAGCCGGACCTGCAATGGGAGAACATCTTCCAGAAGGTTGACTCTGGCGAGGTGGCTGCACGCATGCCAGAAGGTGAGCCACAGCCGATGAAGCGGCGATTCAGCGCGGATGCAGAAGGCCCTGATGCGCCTACCGCGCCGTATCAGCCCGGAGCGATGATCCCTACAATGACCGCCGATATGGCGAAGCGGTACATGAAGATCATTGCTGCGCGGAATAAGCTGGACTATGATCGCGCAATCAAACGCGCTGAGCGTGAGCAACGTGCGAAGCTGACACCGGAATGGAAGGCTGACCGCGTGCAGATGCGCGAGCAGGTCGAGCAGCAGATCAATCTGCGTCCGGACGTTGCAGCGGACCTGTTCTTCAATCGCGGGGAAGTCTTCGGCGTCAAGGCAATCAAAGGCAAGCCGAAGATCAATCCGGAAGGGTTGCCGCCTGAGCTTGTTGATCGCCTGCCTCCGGAGTGGCTCAGCAAGAACGGCTTCGATCCGCATCAAGTCTCAGAGATGTTTGGCTACAAGAGCCCCGAAGCGATGTTCGATGCGCTAAGCGAATATCAGCAGCTGCGGACCGAAACTGGCCTCGGCGCCAAGCGCTTCCGAGACCGGCTGGTCGAAGAAGCAACCGATAAGGCGATGGAGGAACGGTATGGACGGCTGCAAGATAACATCCTTGAAGAGGCTCGGGATCAGGCGTTGAGTGAGACTCAGCTGAACCTGCTGCATGAAGAAACGCTGATCCTCGCACAGAACGCCGGTGCTGAGTTCCCTGTCTCGAAGGAAATGCTCAAGCGGTACGCTGAGGAGAAGTTCGAAGACACGACGTATGGCGATTTGAACCGCGAGGCATATCTTCGCGCCGCGGCCCGTGCTGGCCGCGATGCCGAAGCAGCGCTGCTCAAAGGGAAACCTGCCGATGCCTACGTCGCGAAGCAGCAGCAGTACTTCGCGTCGGCGATGGCACAGCAGGCCTTCCGGTTGCAGAAGCAGCAGGCTCAGTTCGCGCGGCAGATCAAGCGCCTGAACCGGCGCGAAGTGAAGGGTATCGAGCAGGGCTTTGTCGACTTCGCGCAGGAGTTGCTAATTCAAGCCGGTGTGAAGATGCGTGTGACCGCCGCGGAGATCGCGGAGTCGAAGGCGTTGCGTGGGCATGCAACGCTGCCCGACTTCATCCGCGATATGGATCAGACCTACGGCACAGACCTCAACTCCGCCATCAGTGAGTTGATTCAAGCCACCGGCCCGAACAACCTCGAAGCCGGTACCGTCCGCGACTTCCGTGAGCTTCGCGAAGCGGTGAACGCGCTGGTGAAGCAGGGCCGTGACATGGAGCAGTTCATCATCGCCGGTGAGCGCATGGACCGTGCGCAAATGCGCCGTGAGATCGTCGCCGATATTGAGCAAATGCCAAAGCGTGAAGCTGATACCGACGAAGCCTTCCTTTGGCGTGCGGTAGCGGCGGTGTCTCGTCCGGAACGGATCATCAAGGAACTTGGTGGTGGCAAGGAGCTTTCACCGATTTACCGTGCACTGTTCGAGCCGTTTGTGCCCGCAAAGGAACACGAATACAGCTACATGCAGCGGCTCGTGAAAGAGTTCGAGGCAATTCGGCCAACAGAGAAAGGCTGGGAGAAGGGGCTGCGCGATAAGATCGAAGACACGCCGTGGTTCATCGATCCGTACACAAGGGAGCCGTTTCAGCTTACCCGTGGCCATATGATCAACATCATGCTCAACTGGGGCAACGCGGAGAACATCAAAGACTTTGTGACTGGCTACGGCTCACCAGACCCGAAGCGGCTGGCGACGAAGGCCGAGGCCGAAGTGTTCCAGCAACGGATCGAGTCGATGCTGATGCGCAATGCCACCGCTGCGGACTGGAAGTTTGTGCAGGATATGTTCAACATCTATGCCGGCTTCCGTCCAGACATCTCGAAGCTGCAAGCTGTGACTTCCGCGAAGCGCATCAAGTGGACCGAGGCGCAGCCGATTGTGACGCCGCATGGCACGTTCGAAGGCGGGCATTTTCCAATCATCTACGACAAGAGCCGTGCGTTCATCGGTCCGGATAACCTTCCAATCGACGCTGGCCCATTCAAGGACGGTGTCTTCGGTGAGGATTTCTTCCGCGCGACGACCGGAAAGCAGTATCTCAAGAGCCGCACCGGCTATAGCAACCGCATCCTGTTCACAAACAACACGATGGAAGCCGGGATGCGCTTCCAGCAGATGATCCATGATCTGTCCTACCGTGAAGCATTCATGTCCGCTGGCAAGGTGCTGTACGATTCCGCGATTCGACAGGCGATTCGGAATCACATGGGCCCGTCGTATCTGCATCAGCTGGATAATTGGATGCAGCGGACTGCGAACCACTTCAACAAGGACGAGGTCGCTACGGAGGCCGCGAACACATTCCTCGCGAGGATGCGCAATAGCCTAGTGACCTACGCGCTGCCGTTGAATCCGAACGTGTACCTTTCCCCGTCGACCGGCGCAACGAATCTCCTCACCAACATCCCGCGCTGGTTCACGAATCGTAAGGAAATTCAACGGGTTGCGATGGAACATTCCAGCGAGATCAAGCATACGGAATACAACATCGACCGCGACTTCCGTGAGCGGTTAGAAAGCCTCGTGTCGAAACAGGGCCTACGCGGCGAACAGGCGAAGTGGGTTCGGAGGATGTATCGCCCGCTGGTGTGGACCGAGCAGCAGCTGCGCATGATCACGTTCTACGACGAGTTCGCTGCTGCGAAGGGTCGTGGTCTGAGCGACTATGATGCGTCTGTTGTGGCAGATTCCGCGATCCGCGAGCGGCACGGCGCGCAATCGGTGGTGGACCTGCCATCGATCATGGACAGCAACGAAGCCATGAAAGCCTTCACGGTGTTCAGCGGATGGTTCAACGCTCAGCTGAATTGGCAGATGCAGGGCGTGAACGCTGCAAAGCGCGGGGAGTGGGGGAAGGCCGCAAAGGCGCTGTACGGCACGATCCTTGTACCAACAGCGCTCAGCGCTGCGCTGTTCACTCGCCAAAAGGAACAGGATAGCTGGTGGACAGTGATGATGAAGTCGCTAGCGTCAGCGACACCGCTGGCCAGCGTGGTCATTGCCCGCGATGCGTATTCCAGCCTCGTCGAAGGCCTGTCCACACGCAGTCCATGGGGCGCGTACTTGCAAGCCGTCGGCGCAGCGGCAACTGACGCCCGCAACGCGTGGCAAGGCAAGCCGTTGAAGAAGCCGATACAGCACGCTGCGACGGCGGCAGGGATGACGCTGGGTATCCCCGGCTCGATGCAGCTTGGCCGTTGGGGGCAGGCGGCATACGACGTCAGCACCGGCAAGCAGCGACCGAAAGACTTCATTGAGTGGATGCGTATTGTGAAAACGGGCGAAGCCCAACTACCAAAGAGGTGAGCATGTGGCCTAAAGACACGACTGCGCAGAAGAACGCCTTCTACGGAGACTTCAATCACAAAGGCTGGGCGAATGAATACCTGCAACGAATCCGCCCGCCATTTATCATGTATTACGACGGTAAGCCGATGATGAACGGCATCCTCGTCAACAAGCGCTGCGCCGCGGCAATGATGGCTGCGTTCGAGGAAGTCTGGGTGAAGTGCGGGCGGGACCAGAAGAAGGTCGACAAGACCGGCGCCAGTGACTTCGGCGGTTGCTTCAACATCCGGAAGATCGCTGGCAGCAACAACTGGAGCAATCATTCGTGGGCCTGCGCCATCGACCTTGCACCGCGCACCAACGGCTTCAACGCGAAGGGTACGCTCCCATCGCTGGTAATCGATGCGTTCAAGAGACAAGGCGCTCGATGGGGTGGTGACTATAAAGGCCGCAAAGACCCCATGCACTTTGAATTTGTCTCACCGTGAAAGGAACAGTGATGAATCCTACCCAGCTACAAACTACCCTTGCACCGCTCGTCGCTCTCGGCGCCGGTTGGCTCGCCGGGCGATTCGGTATCAGCGTCAGCTTCTGGACGGAGATTCTGACGTGGCTCGTTGGCGGCGGCTCGATCCTTTGGGCCGCGTTCGCAACCACGAAGACCGCGCTGATCACCACCGTGGCGAACGCTCCGGAGGTTGCGTCGGTGAAGCTGACCGCCGCTGCGCCGGACGCGATGAAGGACAAGACTCCGGACAATGTGAACTAAGCCGATGACATGGGCCGCACTGGCGCTCGCGCTCCTCAAGGTGATCAACTCGATCATGAGCCTTGTTGAGCGCGAGCAGATGGAGAAGGCAGGGTACGACGCGGCGATCGCTGCGGTGTCGAAGGAAATTCTGCGAAAGACCGCGGCTGGCCGCGCAATGTTGGAGAAGGTGAATGCGTTATCAGATGTTGAAGTTGACCGCGGCCTTCGTGATCTTGAGCCCAAGTAGCTGTGCGACGCTGAGCGACAGCTACTGCACCACGTACATCCCGATCATTACAGAGAAAGGTGACGGGGCGATGACTGCTACGCCGAACGTAAAACGACGGCTACTGGCGAATGAATTGACATATCGTGATCTTTGCAAGGGCTGAGAAATGGGAATTGCTATCGACTGGAATGTGTCTATCGGAACGGTTGTTGAAATTGCAGGCATCGTCGGTGGAGGAGCGTACGCATTGATTATCATGAAAAGCACTGTGGATAATCTAAAGACGACAATCGCTGATGTTCAGCTGGAGATTAAGGAAATCTCCAGAGCGATGTTGCAGCTTGCCGTGCAGGATAATCGGATTAAGAATCTGGAGGAAGACATCCGGGAGATGCGGCATCTGCACGGGTTCATTGTAGACTCTTCGACACCAAAGTGAGGTCCGGCATCTGAGGCTTCGCGGTGAACGTGCGGAGCCCAGTGCGGAAATCAGCCTGCCCCACCTGCCGGATCAGCCCGGACTTCTCCATGATCTCGATGACACGAGCGACGGCGTGGATCGGCAGCAGTTCCCGCGCGTAGGCGTTGATGGAATGTTCGCCGATGCCTTTGCCGGTTACGTCCGTAGTCCGCATGAAGTAGAGAATTTCGTCAATGGCCTGTGAGTCGGCGTTGGCACCGCCTGCGGCCTTGAAGATGTCGGGCATGTATAGCTCGACCTCTTGCAGCCATTCATGCGCGCGCACGAAGTCGTCAGCGGTGATCAGCAGAGTGTTGGAGCGGTCCATTGCTGAGATCATGGATAGTTTGTAGAGATTCACGCGGCGCCGCGCGTTGTAGAACACCAGCTTCGGGTGATCTGGCTTCGGGTTCTCGTCCGAATGGCGCCATGCTTGCACGAGGTCCCGGTAATCCTCGGTGACTTTGTACTCGCCGAATTGGTCCGCGATCATCTTCAAGTCTGCGATAAGACCGGGGTCCATGGCGCGAGTGACCTTCGCGAAGTCGTCACCCACGATCTTCTCGTCGGAGAATACCATGATGACGCGGGAGGTGAAGCCCTGCCCCCACGCGGACTCTGGCATGGTGTCCATCAGATTCTGCGGAGTGCTGCCGCAGAGGATGTTCACCTGCGGCGATTTGATCTTGATGCGGATTTCCTGTCCACGGCGTTCTTGCGAGTAGTGATCCGCGTCGTAGAACGCGGAGAGGCCGTCGGCCATTTCCTTATCGAACTTGTGCATGAACGTGCCGAGTTCGTCAGCAGCGATCAGCGTGGTGTTGTACTCGACAGCCGGATCAGGCAGCCGCATGATCGTGCGTTTGCTGCGAACTAGACAATCAACAAGCGACGCGAAGGTGAGTGACTTCGGCGCAAGCAGCGGCTCCGGGAGTTCGTTGAGATAGCTGACGCCTGCGCGGATCGAGCGGGTCTTGCCGGTACCGGGATGCCCGATCAGGAACACGTACAAGTTCGGGAAGATCGGCGACGAGGTCGTCAGCCAAATCTTCTGCTCCATGGCAGCACCGATGATTGAGATGGCCGTCCACTTGCGGAACAGCGCAGGTGCGTCTAGGTTCGACGTGTTAGCTACGAATGACTCGATCCAAGATTGACACTTTCGGGCTGCGGGTTCGACGGTCTTCCCCATAGTAGTCTTTGAGCCCGTCGGGATTCTTCTTTGCATCGTATTCACCTTTGTTCCATCCGACCTTGCAGTCGTATGGTATGCGCAGCGTGCGATTTCCTTTCAGCGGGATTTCTTCGACCAAGGCGGCTTGTAGCAGGGGAATGATTTTTGATTCATCTTTCTCTGGATACATGAATGTGAGTGCGTCGTGATCGTGCATCATCAGGATCGCGATCCGCTGCCGCCAGATGCGGAGCATGGCGCGGTTGACGATTTCAGCGAGGGAGCATTGCGGATCGTAGGCGATGGCTTCGCGCTGCGTATCGGAGTCGGTGAGCCGCCCGTGGAACCAGCGCTTGCGGCCGGTGAGGGAGATTAGATAGCCGGTGCGGCGGAGTGTCGTGCGGACCCAATCTTGCCATAGCGGATGCGCGGGGAAGGCTTTGAAGTACGTGCGCTGGAATTGTTCGACTACGGGGATCGGGAGATGGGACTGCTGCGCAAGGGTAGGTGGTAGACCGCCGTAGTTGCTGCCGTGACCGAGTTTCTTCATCATGAAGCGGTAGGTGTGATGGCGGAAGTAAGGCTGTTCGGCAAGGGCTTTGTCGGATTTAATGTCACCGGTCCACGGCATCGTCGGATAGCAGACACGTGCAGCGGCGGTGTGGACGTCGCCAGATTCACACGCGTCAAGGTAGGTCGGATCGCGGAATATGTTCCATTCGATGGCGCCGACGCAGTAAGACTCGCCAGACTTCGCGTCGAACTTCGCGAGCTTCATTCCGGGATCGGCGATGAACATGCTGCGCAGCGATTCTTCGACGTTCTGGAGATTGCCGCCTGTGCCGAACTCGGCCATCGACGAGGAGAAGCGGCCGGTGCTGGTGCCTGCTACGTTGTATGAAGTGCGGATGCGGCCGTCGGCGTCGGTGGCGGTTCGCAGCACGGAGATTTTCTTGTGCAGACTGCGCAGCGCGAGGATGAAGGAGACGAGCGGGCGTGCGGGGTCGTAGATCGCTGCCATCTTGAGCAATGCGGCTTCGTTCGTCGTCGGGGTACCGCGGAAGGTAATCGGTGGAATGCCAAGCTTGTCGTAGAACAGCGTCTTAAGATCGGCGTTGCTGCGATAGTTGAAGGTGAGCATGCCAATGCCGTCGAAGACAATGCGTTCCAGCGCCGTTTCGAGTTCGTCAGCTTCGGCGAAGAGTTCGTCGATGACTTCGGCGCGGCGGGCGACATCGACGGCGATACCGCGAAGCCGCATTTCAAGCGCCGGGCCTTGCAGCGCGAGGGAGAAGTTGTACGTGGCTTCGGTGTGTTCGTCGAGTTGCGGATACGTGGCATCGAAGACTTCGCGGGTGACGATGCAGTCGAGACCGTTGTAGATTTGCTCGCGGTCCCAAGCGGCCACGGCCGAAGGATCATGCTTGGAGATTTGGATAATGCGGGGCACTTAGCGCTCGCCTTCCTTAAGCCATTTGATTTTTAAGTCGGGCATTTTAATAACACGCCCAATTAAATCCTGATGCTCAGACACATATTTGTACGGTTGGCACGAGGCGCCCACAACGTTGCCGTAGTTATCGACATGAAGCAACACTACATTATTCCATGGGCGGCTATTATCCTCCCGTTCTACAACGCCAAACACTATTTTGAAATACCGATTGGTGCTTCTTGTATTCTGGTACACGTTGCCCAGAACTACTTCACCGCCGCGGTGCGGGAATAGCCGCGGCTCAATTTCAACTTTCATTATTCATCCCTCTTCAAGGTTGCGGTGCTGCGGCGTTCTGTCTTCCATGGGCCGTGATTGGTGTACAAGGAGCCGAGGAAACCAAGACCTTTCAACGACTCTGGCTGTAGTGCGTGATGCAGCAGCATGGTGTCGTGCCGCGCGCCCCGAACGGCGATGCCGGCGCTGCGCAGAAGGAACGCTATGTCGTAGAGTCCGTTCTGGAACAGCTTGGGAATTCCGGGGTCAGTGAGAGCTCTTCCAATAATCTCCCAAGCTCTACGCTCGTCTGCCGGAGATTTCCAATAATTTCCATCTGCGCTTCTCTCGTCATGGAAGGGAACAACGAGAGCAACTGTCGGCGATGGGGCAAATCCGATGCAAGTAACTTGGTCCCTTGCGGTTTCGATATCGCAAGCAAGTAGATCACTGTCGGCGACGTATCGTTCAAAGAACTCCTCCATGTCGGTGATGGTTGGCTCGATCCAGACTGTGCACTCTGGACGGTTGACTGTGGGTGTGAGGGTTTCGCGGGTGATTTTGCCGAGGTCTGCCACGGTTGTTGGGCGGAGCGACGGCTGGCGGATTACGGCAGCGGGGTGGTACGTTGCAAGGAGCTTATAGCCGGTGACGCAGTGCGTGGAGGCAACGGTCGTGCCGCGGAGCTTCGTGATACCGGTGCGGCCTGCGAGGGCCCATAACGCCGTGTTGCCAAGGCAAACGATCAAGTTCGGGTCCGCTGCGAGAATTTCATCGCCGAGCCGATCGAGTTCGTGCTGGTACTCACGTCGGACGTAGCGGGATGGCATCAGTGCCGGATAGCCCTCGACGGCTTCCTCGCGCAGCCCGCAGAAGTGTTCGAGTTCGTTGCTCGGCGGATGCTGGTTGAAGACGTTCGTGCGGAAGAATTCCGGATGGTTGCGCCAGACTGCGTCGATTAGTTTCGGGTTTTCTTCGGAGTAGAAGCGGTTGATGAGTTCGCGGTCAGCGGCGGAAAGCGTGATGGCGTCGGCATCGGCGAGCATCCGAAGGAGGTAGATGCCACTGGGGCCGACGAAGCCCGCGCCTGTGCGAGCCTCGTGCTGACCCCATGCTTCGCCGAGAAGGAGCGTGGGTTTCATCGGCGGCGCTCAGCGAGGTGCGGTTCCTGCGGCTTCGAGATTTGCAGCTGTTGTTCCATCGCCGAGCCTGCCGTGAGCATCTTCGAGACGAGATTGCTGTAGCCGGAGATGTCGTCCCAGTGATCGTTGAAGTTCGGATCGCCTTCCAGCACGCGGCCGATCTTGTTCGCGATCATCTCTAACGCTTCCTGCTGTGCGGAGTTGAGCCGGGCCCAGCCGGGATGGTTGCGGAGATAGTACTTCAAGCTTTGGATTGTGTGGGCAGTGTCGGGATAGTTGCCGTGCGTCGCTTCGCGCTGGTTGAGGATCGTTTCAATGGTGGGCATCTAGTCTCGTCCTTCATAGCGTTGATGATAAGATCGGCGTCCTTGCGCCAATCACGATTGCGGCGACAGTAGATGCGAACAGCATCGCGGCCACGGCCGATGAGGCGGGCAATGGCCGTTGGACCATGCCCGCGCTCACGAAGCAGCAGGATCGCAAGGCCCTCACCGATGTCGATGTGATACGATCCGATCCTGCTGCTCATGGCTCAGACTTCCAGCGGCGCCGTGCGAGTCACGCGGGCGAAGAACCGCTGACCGTCCTGCGAGGCTTCGTGGTTGATGAAGATGACGAGATCGGCGTTCGGCGATTCGTCGATCATCTGCGAGAGCGACTTGCCTTCGGCTTCAATGCCGGCGTTCTCCAACATCTGCTTGAGCATGAACACGGAGTTCTCGGTGATGTAGAACTTCTCCTTGAGTACGCGGCCGGCGAGCCCACCTTCGACTTCGGCGTTGAAGGTTTCGACAGCTTCCGGATCGACGTCATCCAGCGGCGCGACGAGCTTGAACGAGAATTCGAGGAAGTCGGTCTTCTGCTTTGAGGACTGGCCGGGCGTCGGCAGACCGATGATCAGGGCGTGATAGGAACCCATCGGAACCAGCGGCGGCGGCTTGATGTCGGTTGCGGGCTTCGAGAGGATGGCTGCGAGATTGGTCATGGTGTGTTCTCAGTGTTGTGATTTCGTGGACTGCGCGGACGTTGGTTCGTGGATGATACGGCTACATTGGTTGACAATCTCCTTTTCGAGAGTGTTGAGTAAGCGATCGGTTGCACGGTTCTGCTTCCGTTCGCGTAGCTGGTAATGGGCGCTGAGCAGCGCACCGAGTTTTTCAGACGGGCTCATTTGGTGATCCTGCGGATGGTGACGGAAGGGGCGGGAGTGGCAGCGGGACCGCGAAGCACACCGAAGAACTGTGCGAGGCCGGTTTCGATCGGATAGGATTTCTCCATCTCGAACGGCTTCGGGTTCGAGAGATCGATCAGCGGCGTCGAGTTCGTTTGGATCGTCCGCTTCCCGTTCTTGTTGTTGTAGAGGATCACCGACGGGAAGTACTGTGGGATTTTAGGCGAGAGCTTCTGGCCGACGCCCTGTGGGAAGCCCTTCGACGTGCCGTCTGGAAGCTCTTGGTACATGATATGAGCGATGACGATGACGTTGGTTGCGAAGGTGCTGGAGGTGATGCCGGCTAGGACGGATTCGATGGCGTCCTGCGCATCGCCGTAGATGGCACGACCATCGGCTTCGCCGTTGCGGCCCCGTGGAGCGATGGATTCTCGGAAGTCGTAAGCAGCGTCACAGAGACGGGA